ACCCATTGATCCGCCCCAATCGCCTGCTGCTGTTTCTGCAAAGTCTAATGCAACTTCACCTGACAAAACTGGACCGGGGACTACCATTGCTTCTTCAGCAATAGCTGCACCTGCAAACAAAGTTGCTGCCACAATGCTAAATACCTTACGCATATTATTTTCCCTTCTAATTATGTGTAAAAATAAGTGGGCTCGGAATCATTCCGGCCCACAGTCTATTTATAACATTCTCTTGCTGCAAGTGCAAGAACTATTTTATTTTTGATACTACTGTTGCAAATCAGCAACATCTTTATCCTCCTACATAGATTGCGTCTTTTGGACGATACCAATTCTTTTGATTGTGTATGCGTCCCAGTAGGTTTTGTATTTCTGCTGTTTGCTCTTTTTCTAAAAGCGCATCTTCAATAATCTCAATGTCTCTTACACTAAGTTTAAATTTGTCGTTTGGTTTACTCAAGTCCTGTTACCTCGCAGTGCAAAATACATTCCGCCTACCCATAGTAGCACATGGAAGTTATCATATAGAATAACCTCTGTAAAACTAGTAGGTTCGCTCAACCAAATCACACCTGTCATAATACCTGTGATTGTAATACCCGAGAATCGTGTAATCAAGTCACCTAGTTCTTTGAACATGCCTTTGGTATAATCTAACAAGCCTCCAGCAATCAAGCCAAGGCCTGCACCAATTTCACCTAACACGACAAAGGCCCAAACCAACAGTGTAAGTTCATATGCTGCTGCTGTTTCTGCATCAATTGGCCATTTGTCAAAGCCTTGCTGTAGGAATACCACTATCAGTGGAATACGAATGAGCCAGTGACTCATACAAAATTCTGGAATATTATTTGTTATTGTTTTAATCATTAATCTTTTACACTTACATTACTTGGGCTATACTGCTCACCATTATAACCACTGCCTGTGCCATCTACACCACTATTACAGGCAAATACAGTTACACATAAAAAGAAAGCACTCCACAGTGTTACTCTTTTACTCCAAAGAATAAAACCGTCCATTGCCTCTTCTGCTTGCTTTTGTGCGGCTGCTCTTACATCATCACTCATGCTCGCCTCCATTGCCACGACCGTTATAACCACCTAGGCGATTGAATGTTTGTGGACGCTTGTCTGCTTCATTGAGTGTCACTGCTGTTACAAAAATACCTGTTATCAAACAAATATGGAATACTGCACTGATACCAAATGCCATGTAACTGCCAATCATTACAGCAAACAATCCGCTCCAAATAAATGCAAGGCATTGGAATATCATATGAGATACTCTTGGATCTAGTTTGCGTAATGGTGAATTTTCAATAGTCATAAAACTTGACCACATAAGTCCTAATTCGCTGCGTAGTGAAGTGATAGTTGTTGCCCAACCAATGGGCTTTGGTTTCGTTTCCATTTGGAACTCCTGTGTGTGTTTATATAATAATATATAGCACAGAAGTTGCGTATAGTAAACCGGAGATAGGTGCGCTAAAGTGTAGCAGTTTTATCCGCAGCACTTTGGCTTTTGTCTGCCTGCTCTCCAAGCACGGAAATCAATGACCCATTTCGTCACACACATTCCCAGTAGTGCGGCTAAACTCGTATATTGTATTCCTGTCCAAATCAATGCCATTTCAATATCCTTTAGTGTGGCACTTCTGTTGCTAGGCAGTACCCGCCCCCTTAATTATGCTGCTAGAGCGTAATCAGAAGGTGCAAAGTTTGAATTTGCAGTTGTGTTTTGTAAACTAGCCCACATGTCGAATCCTATTTCGCCCCCATCATAAAGACACTCAGTAAATGTGTTTATGGTGGAGGCGTCCGGTACTGCCCCGGAGTCCATATAAACTTCATAACGCTTACAAACTATTTATAACACAGTTAATTCATTTGTCAATAAATATCTGCATGAAAAAGTTCTTAATTGAAGATGCTTCTTTTAACATTACAAAAGTTTGCAATTTGACCTGTGACGGCTGTGAAAGTTTCAACAACTACAATTTCAAAGGTCATATGAAATTTGCGGACTATGAACATCTTTATACACGTTGGAGTGAAATATTAGATATAGAAATTGTCACGATTCACGGTGGAGAGCCATTTACCAATCCTTATATCCTAAACTGGACTAGTAATGTAAAGCGATTGTGGCCAAATGCTGATGAATATTATATTGCAACCAACGGCACTCTACTTAAAAACAAAATAGACACTGCTAGAAAAATATTGAATCAAGGATATTATTTGAATATCACAGTGCACGATCCTGAAATGAAAGATGATATAATAGAACAACTTCATACAGTGTTAGACTACAAACAATATTACACAACCAAAGACGAGCACGGAGAAGTTAGGTACTACGAATACGGCAGCGATCAACAGTTGGCGCTTGTTGAATGCACCTACTATTTTAAGAAAAGTGCAATCGATTACATAAAAGAAAAAACATGGTACATGCACCATAGCAAGCCAGAAGACGCCTGGCAAACCTGTTTAGAAAATGATACTCCATGCAACTTCTTTCACAAAGGCTATCTCTACCAATGCCATTTAACTGCATTACAAGATGATTTGTTTTTGCAATTCAGTATTGAACCAAGAGCTGTCGATTTACTCAAACAATATCGTGCAGGAGATCCTTTTGCATCAAACAAGGAACTAAAAAGATTTTTCAAAAGTCTTAACAATGCATTGCCACAGTGCACACTATGCCCAGGCTGCGACGACAGACATCCAATCTTTCCTATGCCAAAAAAGAAAGTAAAGTTTTAGTTACCACTTTTGTGATGCAGTAGCAGTCATTTGTTTCTGAGACCTAATAGCATTAATTAAACGAATGATGCGACTTTTCTTTTCACCTGGGCGATCGTATTTGTTCTTTTGTTCCCAAGTTTTATCTCTTTCAAGTTCTTGAGCAAATTGCTCGCCTAATAGTTTTTCGAGATATGCCAAATCGTCTTGGCTAAGTTCTTGCATCTTCCGTGATACCATTTTGTCTGTCTCTCCATGCTTTTTCAAAATGTTCGCTACAATAGACCAAACGCTCATGGTTGCCCCACAAGCGTTTCAAGTATGAGTCATGAATTGCCATGACTTCTTCGTCACTGTAGTTTGGATTAATAAGGTGACCCTTCACTGCATAATGCAGTTCATTGGCAAATTTGTATTGCTCTTTTGTCATAACGTATTTACACTACTGTTACATTAGAGCGCTAACATTAAAAATTTTCTATAGTCGTATCAAGCAATTCTTTAAGTGTCAGATGTTTTGCTCCGTCATCAAGTTGTAAAAACTTAAACGGCAACGGATCTTCATTTTTGGCTTCTAAGCCAAAAATACTCAACAACATATCTTCGGTGAGATCGTCATCTATTCTGCTCGCAGTCCACACCGCACCCATAACCATTAAGTTGGTTTGTAGATTTAAATCTGTGATGATGTTTCGCTTGATGTATTTTACGACTGCTTCTTTTGTGTCATAATAGGCTTGTACTTTACGTGATATTGATAGTAGGTACTCTTTAGATTCCATCCATAGCTCTTTCAATTGGGAATACAAAATATAGCAAGTTGCCACCAGGAGCAAGCTCACGTTCTAATTCATCAGTCCTAAAGTAATCAACACTGTGTCCGTTACGTGTAACCGTCCACATATCATCTCTATCGTTGTTCTGCTCTAAAATGCTTCCTGCATTTCGTTGAAAACTGATACGATCATATTCTACATAATTCTTCTTGTTTACTTTAGGCTCTAGATTATATGTTGCAAAAATATAATTTGTTAAATCTTTAGTGGTATTCATTTTGTTTTCCTCTAAGTATTTATTACATTTCTTGTTTCTTGTCTTGGATTTCTTTACGGCGCTCCACAATCAATTGTTTCACATCATGCAGAGCTTGTCGGGCTCTAACCGCACTAGCCTTTACTCCAGACTCAAATTTTTCATTTTCTTTTAGATAAACTGAAAAAGCAATTTTCAGTTGTTCGTGAATATTGTCATCATCCATTAGCAAGAATGTGTTCGTAAATTTCTTTCCAGTTAAGGCATTTCTTCATACCAACAGGAACACTGTAGTGCATGTTGTAGCCATGTTCGATTAGTATAGGATTTAGTCCTACTTCCAAGCCAGCAATAGCATTTTCCATTTTGTCTTCAATCCAAAACAGTCCTGTGTCACTGTATGGATCCAGTGCTTCATCTTTGTCTGCACCTGTATCCAAGCATAGCAAATCGTCAAACACTGTCTTACCAAACAGTTTTTCCAAGTTCATTTTGCGCAACTTGTATGCACTAGGATCCAAACTCAAACTGGTAATAGCACGGAACACATAACCATGTTCTTCATGCAACCGCTTGACATAATACATGCTGTCTCGCAATGCTGGCAAGAAACCAATTGCTGCACTTTCATTGAAAATCTTTACTTGAGCTTTGCCCTCTGCTTCTGAGATGCCGAAGCGTTCATACACATTGTAGTATTGGTTACCGTTTTCTACTTGCGTGTAACCATGTTGTTCCATCCAAGTTGTAAATGCCCATTCCCAATTTAATAGTACGCCATCTACATCAGTCAAAATAATCTTATTCATAGTTGCCTCTCTTATTGCCTATGTTGTATATTAACTTAAATTTTAAGGTTTGTCAACCAATATAAACATCAGAAGCACTACCAGTGATAGTACCTGCATCGCATCCGTCACCTAAACGAGCTGCCAATACACCACTGATATAAACTGTGCTGCTAGATCCATTTATACTTTCAGTGTGCGTAACACAAGTATCTCCCACAAGTTCTTCATGTGGATCTGTGTTGTCGCCTAATCTTGCAGCAAGTTTTTGTTCTATATAAACAGTGGTCTGTCCAGGTGTTGCTAAATTTGTGGTTGTATCACATGCATGTCCTGTTGCAACTGCGTCATCTTCTCTTGCTGCTAATGGCATAAGAACTCCTAAATTGCAAGTCCTGTTGTGGCTTGTACATATTGACTAGCCATCTGGGACTCAGTTTTATTTATGAACATGATACACTGCTTGTTTAGCGTGAGATTTGCGTTAGGATCTGCTGTGAAGCACCATGGACCTAGTCCAGCGCCTTGTTGTGTCGCCATTACAGCTAGAGGTTTGGTAATGGTAACATATCCCTCTTTGTCATCTACACAACGTGCAACAACTTCTTCGCCTGCTGATGTTTTAATTGTGATTGTATCGTTTGTTTTGTATGGTGTTTCAATAATCATATCTGTATCCAAATTTATTACATGCTTTTGCATATGTATTGTGTATATACTCTTTATCAGCACCTTGCAGTATCTCTTGTGGATACTCTACATTGTAGCTGTGCTTTTCGTTTTCGTGCTTGCCACGCATTGCATTTGCCAACGGATGACTTGCCCATTGTGTATTTGCATCTTGATCTTCTAATTTAATCACAGTCATGCCAGGCAAGTAATCGTCTAGCATATTGTGTACGCAATGCAAATAAAATGTCACTGTCTTTTCATGATCAGGCACATCTTCTTGTCTCATTTGTTTGCTTACAATTTTATGCAAGTATACATGAGTTTTCAAATCGTAATCGTCAATTTTGCCTACGGTGTTGGTTATCCATGTTTGCAACCCGTCATAGTTTTCATGCCACTGTCTATAGTAATGATAAAATCCACTGTAAAATCTAGCCATTGGATTACGCACTAGTATGTATTGCGGTTCTTTTCCAACACGTAACGGAAAAAGTTCTTCATAGTTTTTATAAGCAGGCTGTGTTTTTCCTACACCTGTGTAGTAATAAGAATCGATTATGGTTTGGTGTGTTTTTGCTTCACGAACATTTGTGTGTCCACATTTGTGAAAGAAAAAAAGCACACCATCCAAATGATTGCTCAGGATGTAAGCCATTATTTTTTACGTTTCTTACCTAACTTGGTTGCTTTTTTAGCAGGTTTTGTGATACCTTTACGCTTCCGTGGTTTTCTCATTATAATGTATGGCCAGTTCCTGTATATCCAGTGTTTTCAATGTAATCCACCATCTTTTCATAGCCGCCTACCTTTTCCCCATTGATAACGATCTGAGGAAAAGTGCGAGCGCCTGGAAAGTGTTCTAAGATTTCATCTCGATCAAAGTCGACACCAAGTTGTCTATATTCATAATCGATATTCATATTGTCCAACGTGCGCTTTGCTTTTTCGCAACTAGGACATGCTGGTTTACCCCAAATCTGAATCATAAGCTAAATCCTTTGAATGTGTCTGTGCTTACATCTTGCTTTGTACCACCTGATACATAGCTTGTAATTTCTGTTTCTTGTGGCGCTACTTGAACTTCGGCACCTGAAATCCATTTTTGTGTCCATGGCAATGGATTGTTGCGTGTATTTGTATATGGACCTTTTAAGTCAACATTTTGCATACGCTTGGCTGCAATATATTCAACATATTCGCCTAGTAGCTGTGAATTCAATCCAATCATACTACCATCTTTGAACAGGTATTCTGCCCATGCTTTTTCTTGATCCACAGCATCAACAAACATTTGGATACAATCTTGTTCTGTTTCTTCAGCAATCTTTGCATAATCAGGATCGTCTTTTTTCAGCAACTTGAGCAACATCTGTGTACTTGCTAAATGTAAATTTTCATCGCGAGCAATTAGCTTGATAATTTTGGCATTGCCTTCCATTTTCTTTAGTTCTGCAAATGCCCAACTACATGCGAAGCTCACATAAAAACGCACGCCTTCTAAAATATTTACACTCATCAATGTAAGCCAAATACGCTTCTTCAGCTCATACAAATCAACTGTTACTTTTTTGCCATTGATTGTATGTGTGCCTTCGCCAAGCAGATTATAATAACCTGACATTTCGATCAGCTCGTCATAGTACTTTGAAATATCTCCTGCACAATCTACAATCTCTTCAATGTCTAGCATTTCATCAAAGATAAGGCTAGGATTGCTGTAAACATTGCGAATAATATGTGTGTAACTACGACTGTGAATTGTTTCACTGAACGTCCAAGTTTGAATCCAGTTTTCCAACTCAGGCAAACTCACAACAGGACCAAACGCTTCAACAGGTGCACGACCTTGAACAGAATCAAGCAAAATCTGACGCTTCAAGTTTGAAGTAAAGATATGCTGCTCGTGATCAGTCAAACCTTTAAAGTCTTTTGCATCTTTGTAAATATCTACTTCTTCTGGGCGCCAGAAGAAACCCAATTGTTTATCAGTTAAACTATCAAATGTTTTGTACTTCAATGTATCATAACGCTGAATAGTCGGACCACCAGTTGGGTCAAGGAATGCCAACACCTGTGTGTGGTCGGCACGATTCTTAGTATCAAAAACGCTCATATGTCTGTCCTTTTTTTATTGATTTTAACACGCTTGCCCAAGCATGTCAATTAGATTACACAACTTTCACAAGCCTCGTCGTCAGCAAAGTCAGCACCATTTAGTTGTGGTTGCTCTTGTTCTTGCACCATCTTACTCACATCAAGTTCGCCTTGTCCGTCATGAGTATTAAAGTAATACATCTGCTTGCCACCGTATTTATAAAACATGATCATGTGTTGCAGCATCACACTCATTGGAATCTTTTCATCTTCAAAGAATGCTGGATTGTAACTGGTGTTTACACTGATACCTTGATCAATATACTTTTGTAACACACTCATGATTTTCAAGTAGCCTTCTGGGCTCTGCTGATCCCATAACAAATCGTATTTGTTTTTTAGCTTTTTGTATTCTGGCACGACCTGTTTCAACACACCATGCTTTGATTGTTTTACACTGATAAGACTACGTGGAGGCTCAATGCCATTTGTAGCATTTGCAATCTGTGCACTGGTTTCACTTGGCATCAGTGCCATCAGTGTGCTGTTGCGAATGCCTGTATCTTGCAACTGTGCTCTCAGCGCATCCCAATCCATACGCTCAACAGGCGGAATCAATTCATCTACATCTTTCTTATATGTTTGGTTGGGTGTGATACCATGTCCGTATTTGGTTTCCATTACACCTGGAATTGCACCTTGCTCTGCCGCTAGATCTGCACTAGCTTTGATAAGATAGTAACTCCATGCTTCGGCATACTCGTCAATCAATGCCAGTCCATCTGCATCAATATGCTGGTAGCTCAAGTCATGCTTGGCAAGGAAGTATGCAAAGTTAATAATACCAACGCCAATAGGACGGCGTTTCTTTGTAGAAAGTTCCGCAGCTAGGATTGGATAACCTTGATAACTTAACAATGCATCCAGTCCGCGGACTGCCAGTGTGCACGCCTTTTCAAAGTCTGCTGGTGTCTTTACGTTGCCCCAGTTGATAGCACTCAATGTACATAGACTGATTTCACCTTCAGGATCATTCAAGTCATTAAGTGGCTTGGTCGGCAAGTCAATTTCAGCGCACAAATTTGACTGTCTAATAGGTGCTACATCTGGTAGGAAGCTGCCATGTTCGTTTGCGTTATCAACATTTTGCAAGTAAATGCGTCCAGTGTTTTTACGCTCTTCCATAAACGTGCTGAACAACTGAATAGCTGGAATACTTTTTTTGCGGATACTGGTTTTGCGTTCTGCTGCTTCATATAGTTCACGGAACTTGTCTTGATCAGCGTAAAATGCTTCATACAACCCTGGCACATCATTTGGAGAGAACAGTGTAATATCACCACCAGAAATCAAACGTTCGTACATTAACTTGTTGAACTGTACACCATAGTCCATATGACGCACACGGTTTTCTTCAGTGCCTTTGTTGTTTTTCAACACCAACATTTCTTCTACTTCCAAGTGCCAAACTGGATAATAAATGGTTGCGGCACCGCCACGCACACCGCCTTGTGAACAACTCTTTGTAGCGGCTTGAAACATTTTGTAGAATGGAATAATACCTGTATGGTAAGCATCGCCTTTGCGGATTGGTGAACCAATAGCACGTATACTACCACCGCCAATACCGATGCCTGCTTTTTGACTTACATACTTAACAACACTGCTGCTAGTAGCATTAATACTGTCAAGACTGTCACCGGTTTCAATAAGTACGCACGAGCTGAATTGGCGCTGTGGAGTGCGAACCCCAGCCATAACAGGAGTAGGCAAGCTAATATCGTGGAGACTAATTGCATCATAATAATCCTTTATCCATTTTAATCTAGTTTCTTTTGGGTAACCTTGAAACAGTGTTGCAGCAATCAGCACATAGCACATCTGTGGTGTTTCAAAAATTTCGCCCGTAACTCTATTTTGACACAAGTACTTACCACGCAACTGTTCCATTGCAACATAGGTCAAGTTCTCGTCACGCTCGTGTTTTACAAAGCTGTTGATTTTATCCCACTCTTCGTCACTGTAATATGTAATTAACTCAGGATCATAAAAACCTTTGTCTGTGTTACGCTCTACCAATTCTTTAACTGTGCAGGGTTCGTATCCGTTGTAAACTTCTTTACGCAGTGTATAATTGATAAGACGACCGCCTACATATTGATAATTAGGATAGTCTTCACTGATTAGATCTGCTGCGGCTTTGATAAGTGTTTCTTGAATCTCACTTGTTTTCATTCCATTAAAGAATTGGATTTGACTTTTGATTTCTACCTCGCTCGGACTAACACCAGTAATATCTTCACATGCATAATAAACAACTTTGTGTAATTTTTCGATATCTAATGGCTCTTTGCGTCCGTCTCGCTTGGTAACTTGAATCATTCTTTTTTCCTTTTTTTTAATTTATTATTTATTGGTACGACGGCAACGTGATCACTCTTTCGGCAATCCATTCACTATCAATATCATTTTGATTAATCCATTTATCGTAATGGTATCCAACCACAACATCTCCAATATACAGTAAATATTTGGTTTCTGCAACCTTTTTATTTGTACTGATATGTATCATCTTAGGCACACTAGAAAAGCGGTCGGTTAAAGACAAAGTGTAACCAATTGCAAGTATTTTTCCAAAATCACAATACATGTTGTAGTTCAGCAACTCCCATGGATCCATCCAAGTAGTAGGATCATAAGGATCAATTGTAATACTCACCAGAGGAGCCTTATCATAGAATTCAATTGTGTTTTGAATTGGATCATCAGCTGTTTCCAGCGTATTTCTAAAGTCGTGCCACAGCCGAAGCCGTTCACCTTCCGATTTGTCAAACATCTAAGAACTTTTTACTCTAATGCTATATGTAAATGTATCTTCTTCAATTGGTGTAAGGTTTTTACAGGTGATTACGACTGCATCATTACCACTGATAGTGTTGCCCAAGTTGTCTATTCTTGATCCAAACTCAGGGTAAGCATCATAAATGCTATCGCCTGTGAAGTTACCATCGTCATAGAACGTGATAACGTCAGCACCATCATCTTTATGAATTTCAATTGTCATTTTACCTGATTTCCTAATAAAGATATTAGTATCGATTCCGTTTTCTCTTTTACCAACATATACATAATCTATTTCAATTGTACTATCAGTAGTATACAACGGTATTTTCAAAAAGTCAATTGTTTCTGTGACAACATATGTGCTAGATCCTGGAGGATCTTCTCTATTAGTTAATGTATAACCAATGCTTTGTTGTTGTCTGTAACCCAAACGTGTGTCAGTTTTACCACCTACCTCAGGCACATAACTTCTACCAACTGCTTGGTCTGTTTGTCCTGTATCTGTACGTTGTCCAGCAACCACTTGTGTACGTTCAAAGTAATCATCAGTACTGATGTTTGTGTAGTTGCTTGTAAATTTGATTACTTCGTTTACTGGCACACTAGGTCCGCCAAAACTAGCACCATCATTGCCGTTGCCAACACTGTAAAATCTATTGCCTCTACTGATATTGTAATCGCCGTAATCGACTAAAATACCTTCTTGTGATATTTTATCAAATGTGCTGTTCTCAATAATATTGTGGCTAGGTCCATCATCTTGGTTATCACTGACATCGCCAAACTTGATACCTCTAATCATATAACTCATATCAATGTTTGTAAATCTATTTCTTGTGCTAACGTTGGTACGTGTTTCGTCTACAATGCCATCATAAAATTTTGTTATCTGGATATTTTCAAAAATGTTTTCTTTACAATTGGCAGCAGATCTTTGATTTTCAAAAACAAAAGCATGATTGCCTGCTTCGCCTACTCCGCTTTGTCCTGCCCAGTAGTCAAACCAGCTTTGATTTGCATCTTCGTTACGAGTGCCAATATTATCTAACCAAGCACCTTCCATACGCAAATTTCTAAACACACTTCTTGAAACATTGTCAAGTTTGAAACATGCAGCTAATCTATTCATTTGGATTGTCATGTCACTGATATAAATGTGTCTTGCTTGGTTTTCGCCTGGACTGTCGATTGCCACAAGGTCTGAAGTGGTCCAGTTATAAGATCCTGGAGAAACGCTACCTGGCACTGTTGCAAACAATACATTTTGGTTTGTGTCGATGGTGCTGCTGCGTATGATAGTTTTGTCAACACCGTCGCCAATCAAAGAAACAAATGGCGGCAAATAAATTGTACCATTGATCAAGTAGTCACCTGCTGGCAAGTGTAGTGCTGCTCTATCGTTTTCATCTAGTCCACGTAGGTAAAGACTATCAATTGCATTTTGCAAAGCGGCGGTGTCATCTGTAGCACCATCGCCCTTTACGCCAAAATCAAATGCAGTTGTCATTTGGTCTAGTTTGCTTTGCAATGAAAGTTTTGGTTGTGATAAACTTCCCCAAAGATTACTAGTTGGCTTGTAAGTGTATTTGTCTGCTAATCCAAAAAGGTTGCTGTTTTCTGTAAGAATTTCAGTATTACCAACTGCTGGTGCACCTTCGGAAACTGAACCGTTACCTATATACATTTTTTGCGTGTCAACAGCCCAACCAATCTCACCACTTGCTAATTGTGGAATGCCTGTGTCGGTTAGCTCTCTACCACGTCTGTTTTGAATTCTACTGATCTGTACGATAGCCACAACTACTACTCCTGTTTATTGTAGTATTTAGCCGAACTTCTCGTAATATTGATAGACCCTACGCCACCATTCTTGTTCCCATTCGTCAAACTCATCTGGCCATATATCAAACTGTTGATACTCACCAGCACGACTGCACATAAACACGTGACCTTCGCGAATGTTTGTACCATGCACTTCGTTGTGAGCAATAGCGTATGCAGTGAGTTGCAAGAAGTAATCTTCTACCCATTCTACCTTTTTAGGTTTATTAGTTTGTTTGAAATCCATAATACAGGGCTGACCCTTGTATGTGCCAACAAGATCTGTTGTGCCGGCATACAGTTTTGGGACGAATAAAGGAACTTCGCTACCCCAAATTTCATCCACATGATCCATAGCACGTTCTTTGATCTGTGTTGCCATCATGTGTGCTTGCTGCGCATAAGGATTGCTACCTGGAGTAGGCCATTCACCAAACTCAATATAGTCTTCAAGATACTTGTGCATCCGTGTGCCTACACCAGCTGCTTCAGTGGTTATCTCTTGTGCTTTCTTTTCGCCTACTCTACGGCGCCACTCAATAAGATGCGTTTTATCTTTTGTCTCTCCAAGGATGGTGGTGACACTAGCCACAGGAGGACCTCCTGGTGTTTCATAACGGCGCTTGCCATTCACTTCCACACGTTTTAATCGTTCGTATTTGAACCGCTCTGTAATTAAACTCATACTAGATTATAATAGGATCAGGACCTAAAGTCAATCTAAATATCTCCAACTTTGGTTGCACGTTTAGCCATCTTGCTTACATCGTTATCAGCTTTTTTACGTTTGCGTTTGATGTCATCCATTTCGCTGTCTTTTAGACTGACCATTTCTTTATTGAAATCAGACACAATCTCTTGTATACGAGGATCTGTGTCATATGCTGCTTTGAAAGTTTCGTAAGTGAATGCTTTTTCGCCAATGTTTTGCATGTAAGCATCTAGCTGCTCAATAGAAAACTCTACCATTCCTCTGTCTTTTAACAGTGTGAGGACTTGATAGAGTTTTTGTGTTTCTACGCCTTCAGTTACTTTTTTTTTGAAAGCATCTTGCCTAGCTTGCGAGGATCAATGCTCTCACGCTTGGCTCTTTCTTCTGGCTCTTCGCCGCCTGCTGCTGCATCGGCTGCACCAAAGTCATCATCGCCGCCTAGTTCTGCTTCTAGGTCATCACCTGCAGGTTCATCATCAATTGGTTCCATGTCACCCATGTCATCCATGTCGTCGTCGCCCATCATAGGTGCTTCGCCCTCGCCTGTAAGCAAACCAACACCTGATGTAAGTGATTCTCTAGCGCCTTCCATTGCACTGTACAAGCTGTCCAGTGCTGGCTTGATTGTGTTTGTAAAGCCTTCTGCTTGCTCTGCACCTAGTTCGTCACGAATAGCATCTGCAAGTTCCAGCATTGATTCAGTTTGCATTTCAGCTGTGTCTTCCATCCAACCAGTAAGACGGTCAACCATGTCTTTTGCTGCCATTACAAGCTCTGCGTGATCTTCAGCGCCTTCAGAAACTTTTTTCTTTTTCTTAGCGTCTTTCGCAGCCTTTTTCATTGGCTCTTTTTTGTCGCCGTCACCATCAAGATCAATGTAATCTGGCTTTGCTTCTTCGATTGATTCTTCTTCAATATCGCCACGCTCTGCAAGCTCTGCATTCAATACATCCAACATCATTTTGCTGCGGTTGTATGCATCGTTTTGTACGCTGTCAAAACTCTCGTTGGTTTCAACATTGAATAATTGTGTGCGTAGTTTGTTACGAGCATCTTGTAGTTGCTCAAGTGTAAAACTACTTAGGTTAATTTTTTTGCCATAACGCTTGGCTAAACTTTCGTTAAGTGCCTTAGCTGTAACTGGTTTTGTAAAATCTGAAATTTGCATTGTTTCATCCTGGTTGTTTATTATAGTTATTTATCTTTAGATTGCAAGAATAAACTTTTCTAGAGACCTATATGCAGTGTCTAGTTCTGCTTGAGATATATCCAATCTATCTTCTAGCACTGCTCTGCGAAATTCGTCTGTAGTTTGTTCAATGCCATGCTGAAAGAACACGCTATCATTAAAATGCTTTTGTACTTGTTTGTCTTTGTTTTGCAAAGGTTCCAGCATCATGTCGTCGTTGTATGCTTTTGCTATTGCTACGGCACCGTGTTTGCTAAATGCATAACTTACAATTGCATTATCATCTGTATCAACTACTGTATATCCATGCCGTTGGCTGCGGCGTACGATAGTTTTACCAATACGTATACTCCTACCTTGTTTGTATGGAATTGCATAACGAGGTATTTCTTGTTCTACTAGATCCTGTAGTTCTTTAACTGCCTGGTTTATAGTTTTCATCAATAGAGACCCAATCGCTTCCTTGATACCGTACTTTGGTAAGTATGCTTTTTCTTACAAGCGAGTCGACTAGTACCATTTCTCGCTCGCTTAGTGTATCAGTATAACAGCCAGTAGAAAATTTGTCAAGAAACTCTTGCTCCTCGTTTGTTGTAAAGATGGAAAAACCGCCTATCAACTCGTTGAGTTTCATTGCATCATTGCTCTTTCTATATCACCCTTTTTGTAAACCATTTTTTGTGGTTCGCCGGGTTTGGCTTGTGGATCTTGTATCTCTATATCGTCACCGTCTGCTCTTGTGACTTTGTATTTTTTCATACCGCCTTGTGTTTTAGTCGGTAATTCAATTTCGCCGCCTGTGCGTAAATCTGATGTTGCACCCATTGCTGGTGCTGGTGGTGTGCCTGCAGGTTGTGTATCAACCTTTGCATTAGGATCATTTGTTGTAGGTGCTGTTTGTGGAACTGCTGGTGCTGCTGGTGCTTTAGCTGCTGTCTTGCCTAAGCCAACTGCTTTTTTAGCCAACTTGCCTACACCTTTGGCCGCTGCTTTACCAACTGCCTTGGCTGCGCCGCCTACTGCTGCTCTAGCAACACCTCCAGCAATTGCAGGTATTAGAGGAAGCAACTCATCTAGTCGCTCTGCTTCAGTTGTAAATTCTTCGTATCTCATACTACTTCCTCTTGCGTGGCCTTATGCGTTTCCGATTACGATTCTTATTAGCTTTATTTAATCTCGTAACCTTCTTAGTTGTTGGACGTTTGACTGTCATTCCTCTTTTGATACTTTGACTAGTCGCTTTGTGCCTACGTGTTTTTTTGGTCCTTATGCTTTTACCTTGCTTGACAGGAGTGCTACATGTGGCAGGTTTAGCAACAACTCTGCCTTTCTTTTGTCCAGAGGTACAGCGATACTTGCGTTTGACACCTTTTGCAGTTCGTGCCCATACTTGTTTGTATCCTTCTGTAATCTCTGCAACCTTCATTAACGTCTCCTATTAAGTTGCTTCAATCTCTTACTAGCTGGATTTATACGCTTGGTCCTTTTGGCCTTACGTGCCATCCTTGCACCTTGTTTCTTTTTTGTTTGCTTGAGTCTTACACTTGCTTTTAAATTGAGTGGAGCAAAGCATTGTTGCATTTTACTTACAACACGACCTTTGCGTCTACCTGAACTGCAACGGTATTTACGAGTCACGCTTTTACCCTTACGTGCCCACACCTGCTTTTCATCAACTTGAGTTTCTGTGAATAATTCTCTAACTAACATATAGTTATTTATCGTAATCTATTGTAATAAAACTACAACAATGGTACTTAGCAATCCTGCAACAATAGTACCGCTTGCACCAATAATAACTTTTACAAGACTATTTTGTCCAGCTGTCATTTGGTCTGCAATATCATCTAACTTTTCTTCAACTTTGGTAAGACGTCCGTCTAGAGCCTCATAACGAATTGCACACAGATCTACATGTGCTTCTAAACTTTGTCTTTCTAGATCAGTTGTCGACATTCAATACTCCAATAAAACGACAGGAAATAGCCTTTTCGTACCTTTTGAATGCCTAAGTGCCTCAGCACTATTATTATTTATCAATTTCTTCAATAATAGTGTTGCAGTAATTGTCATCATCAATGATAAATGCTTTGGTTGGACACTTGATAGTTTCGTTTAAGCCAGTAAACACAGGCACAAGATCCAAGTCTTTGCGCATGAACATTGGATGATGGCTGCCTTCTTGATCAAAATGAAATTCCATTTCCCAAACCATTTGGCGTCCTTTATACTTTTCTCCAAATCCCATATTGGCAATTGACACTTTGTTGCTTGTAACAGTTTCTGTATTCACATTGCTACGCATTTGAATACTGTTAACAAAACTTGTGTGATTTTGATCTTGTTTATACTTGAAAATGTTATCGCCTTTGCGAGCACCTGTTGGAGTAATATCAATCAATGTTTTAATTTTGTAACGCATAATATTACTTAGTGTCAATAAAAAAGGCCCACTTAAAAAGTGAGCCTTTAATTTTATTATACTGTAACTGCCTTATGCTGCTACTGTAATTTGTCCACCTAGTGTGACTGTTGCACCACTCATGTCATATGAGTTCACTGTGCCTAGGTCACGTAAACGTGCTTGCAAGTCTGCTGCGTTTACTGCGTGTCCGTCTACGATAACGTGTACTTGACCTGCTGTACCTTCTGAGTCAAACATTAGCAATGCTGAACCAATTTCTTGTGCACATGCTTCTAGAGCACCGCCGATACCACCTTGACCTGATGCGTCTGCACCTAGATCGATTAGGAATGCTGACAATTGCGCTGTGCTATAAAGCGTTGCGTGTGCGTGGCCTAAGCCGTTTGTACGTGTAAATGAAGCCATTGTATTCTCCTTGTTCTCTAATGACTACTCCATTACTCTATGGAGTTTCTTATATTGTATTTAGTCTTTAGATAAAAATACGGGCTTTTAGGGGTAAAAAACGGCGTTAAATTCCGCTAAGTTGTTTGATTCTTTGCAGTTCTTCTGACTGCACTTTCTTTTTATTCCAAGTGCTGTCAGGATTAGCTTCTTCTGCATCGACAATATTTTGTGCATCAGGACGTTTTGCAACAATACTTTCAACACTGCCCAAGTCAGATCCTCTTGCACCTTTGCCTAGCAATAGTTCTGCTACTTTATCTAGATCATCAGCAACTAATTCATTGGTTTCTCTGTTGACCAGTCCCTTATAAGGACTCCACTTATATCCTTCTTGCTTTGCTAAACCAGCAATAAGCATTTGTTTATGAACACCTTTGTAGGCACTGCCTTTGGGAATATCATGCACATGGAACTTCTGTGCTTTTTCACCATTGTCAACAACCATGATATCAACCTGTTGTGCAGATCCACCCACAGTGGTTTTAACATGCACACTGGTTCCTGTTTTCTTAGTATCAAAACCAGCTTGCTGAAACAGTTGTTCTAATTCTACTCTTGCTGCTTTTGCATCAGCAACTTTGAAGTGTCCGCCTAGTTTACCTGCGTCAATAATCATATCCAAGTCGCCACTGCGCTTTCCTGGAGTAGGTGTTGCACCTGATCCAATTGGCAATGCTTGTGCGCCTGTCTTGGCCAGCACACCATTGATCTGTTTCATCATGTCTGGAATTATTGCCTGATCAAAGTCTTCGGTTTGATCTGGCCAAATGTTGCCGCCTTCGTTGATAATCATTTTTTGCTCTCTTTTATTTTATCAACGCCTGCTTTAAACTTGCGTGGATTCGCAGCTCTGATACTGTTTAGGAAGCGTCTCTCCAAATCTACTGCTGTACCTTCATCGTATGTTTCATAAACCTTTTTCAGCAGATTAATGCTGCTTTCGATGAGATTGTTACCTGTAGTTTGAATAAAGTCATCGCTGTTATTCTTTGGTGTTAAGTTGTTTAATTCTTCAAGGATACTGCGAGTTCTTTTTCTCATAGCCGCTCCTTTTAAATACCACTTGAGTCAGATTGTAACCATTCTAACATGTCGGTTGCAGTAGTTGCATTGGTGATGTCTGTATTAGGATCTCCTGGTTCAACTTCTTCAATAGGCATACTAGGTTCTTCGTTGTAATATTCAATTACACCATTGTCAATGAATGCACTGTATTGCCAAGATCTGTTGCCACAATCTTCTACACTCATGTCTGTAAGCACACCCATACGCATTGCAAGTTTTCCATTACCGTCTGCAATAAATTCAATATCAGGACAATTCAACCAACCTGCCCATGCATATACTGCCCAAGGATCATCCACTACATGACAGATAATTTTATCTACACCAGTGGCTTTGATGCTTGCAGCATTTGCTTGATAATCATCAATCTTATGTCTTTGTCGCCATGCACCTGTCACTGAGAACATTACCACTTGATTGCCGTTTAGAGAATCTCGCAGATTTCTTGTTCCCATGTCATTAACAAGTTGAGCAACGTTTTGATTTCTAATTTCGTTGTCACTAGAATCAAGAGGTACTGTATGCTCAAAGTCATATAATATATTCATATTTACATAAGCCATTGAATTATCCTTTTGTACTAGGGTATTTATCTAATTAAAAAGAAAGGAGGCTAACCGTGGCCTCCTGCGTGTGTGTTACGGCACAACCCGGTAGTGTCTACTACACTATGTATAGCACACCAATCTGTGTTAGTCGATCATTACTTCGTCTTTGTCAAGATAAGCAATACAATTTTCAGGCGTTGTTTCGCCATACGGATCAAAATCTTCGCCATCGTTGTTAATACCAGGTTCCTGCCACCATTTTTCAACAACACCATTGTTGATCACTGCCATGTAACGCCAACTGCGGTTACCAAAACCTAAATGGTTTTTGCCAATCAACATACCCATAAAGCGAGTGAAGTTGCCTGAACCATCAGGAATAACCTTTACTCGTTCAATGCACTGTGCTTTTGCCCATGCATTCATAACAAACGCATCGTTCACACTCATGCAATAAACTTCGTCAATACCAAAGCCTTTGATTTTGTTATAGTTTTCTTCAAAGCCTGGCAATTGATAAGTGCTACATGTCGGTGTAAATGCACCCGGCAATGAAAATAGGACCACTCGCTTGTTTGCAAAATAGTCTTCTGTTGTTTTATCTTCCCAACGAAATGGGTTTGGTCCGTCGATACTATCATCACGGACACGAGTTTTAAATGTTACATGAGGTAACTTGAATCCTTCAATCATTTTATATTCCTTTAGTCTGTGTTTGTGTGTTGGCTACAGGTGTAGTTCTTCTCCGCAGTGAGGGCAACATTGGCTGCCCATCTCTTCGCGACACTCTTTGAGCAATTTGCGTAATTTCTTAGCCTCTCTACTAGTTTCTTTTAGAAAATCTTTGTCACGTGCAGCCTTGGGTTTTTCATATTCCTTTTCTATTTTCTTCAGTAGTTTCTTAAACTTTTCTTCAAATACCGGAATAAAGCCTGTGTTCATTGCCATAGTGTGTCTCCAAAAAAATACGCTCCATACTTAATTTAGCACGGAGCGTAGCTGTTGTCAAGTATTATTGACTATTAAAATCCCGCAACCATTTCTTGTGTTTTTGCTAGTTCTGGATCACTTACCAAACCGTAGTCTGCTAGTGGGCCATCTGGACCAGCAATCTCATCTGAAACGAAGAACTCAATATAGTCTTTCATACCTGCGACTTGATCAATGTGTGCCAGTTTCACATAGAACTGCAATGGACGGCTTACTGGATATTCACCGCTTGCGATTGATTCTGTGGTTGGCTGAACACCGTTGATGTCTGCTGCATAGATTTTGTCAGTGTTGTTCAATAGGAACGATAGTCCAAACACACCAATGCCTTCTGGGTTTGCTTCGATGCTTGCTAGTGTTTCTGTGTAATCACCGTCAATATCAACACTTGCTCCGTCTGTGCGAACTTTGAAGCATTCTTTTTCTGCTGCTTTTTTGTTACCATCTAGGTTCTTGAAAACAACATCATAAGTTCCTACAGTTTTACAACCTGCAAGCATAACTTTCTTTTCAAACACTTCACGTGTACCGTGCTTTGTTCCTGGGATAAATGCTTTGATCGCTACGTTTGGTAGAGATGGATCAACATCTGCCCAAGTTTTTGCGTTTGATTTGTCTGATAGTGCTAGATAAATCTGTGCTGGTGTTAGGTTTTCAAAACCTTTGTTTGCCAATGCTGTTGAGAATGTGATACCATCATAACCGATGCGAACTTCAGCAATCTCACCTACTGTTGCTTGACAAGTCTCTGCTTGCTCTGCTTTCATCAATGATGATGAGTTGGCAATATCGATTGTGTTTAGGCCAACGCCTTCGCACATGCGCTTGCGTCCTGCGCCTGATCCACCACCTTCAACGATTGGTGTTGGGAAGTCAAAGTTTTCGCCAAATGCTTCTGCTACGATTGAAGCATATGGTAGCACGGTTGATGAACCTGCGATATGCACTTGATCTCGTGCTGTGGCTGTTGTAGCCATTACTGCGACCGCTGCCGCTGCGATTAGAGTTTTCATTTTTAATTTCCTTCTTACTCTTTACTATAGATTGTAACACTATTTTCTGTGTCAACTTCGTTTGCGCTGATAAACAATCCACGCTGTGGAATTGCTACCAAACCTTCTGGTCCAATACCTGTTGGTAGTATAGCAACTAACTGTGGGTTTGTCAAGTCATTTGCATTATATACACCAATAGCATTGGCTCTTTCAGCACCTACAAAGATATAACGAGTATCACCATATGTTGCTACTTCAACTGATTCTGGCTCTACACCTTTTTTCTCTGCACGGTTCTCTGGCCAATAACCTGCTGACGCAAGTGCTCTTTCATATGATGCACCTGATTCATAAACTACTGTGCCATCTTTGTGGAAGATTGTCCATCCACGGCTACCACCACGCTTTGCTTGGCCTGGGGCTTTATGTTTGTAGTCACCTTCGTTTGCAGTTGCAAAGTGATCATCATCAATCCATTTTACTGCATCTGGTTCTCTACGCACATTTTCAATGGTGTCAACCATATTCAGTTCACCATCTTTTACATTGTCAACGCCAACCAGTGTTACTAGTCCTGCGTCAAACTGTGACACAACTTTACCGTTGCGATCAATCACTGCCATCCAGTTGTTTTCTTGCATTGTTACAACTGTTTCACCCAAGTTGTTAATGTCAACAAACTCTGGCTCCGGATCATTTGGAGCAATAACTGAATAACCAACTAGATCTGCTTTGGTTACAGTGCCTTTTGCTAGATCAACAATAGCAACATACCCACCTGGAAGTTGTGGAATCTTTTCATCGTTGATGTCTTCGTTGCGTTCGTTTTCAATAGCCACTGCTACGAAAGTTCCGTCTGGACTCACTGCAACTGAGTCTGGTTGTCCGCCTAGATCAAACCGTGCAACTTCCATTTGTGTTTCAATATCAATCACCAACAAGTGTCCGCTTGGTTCAACAAAGTTTGGTGATGTGTTGATGCCAACATAAGCATTACCGTTTTT